GGAAAAACCTTGAAACACAGCCCTAGACACATTACCAGAATACTTCTTTGAGCCTTTAAGCTCTTTTGTGAGGGCATTTTTAATAAAGCCTATAACTTCATTTCTGTCCATTATCGTAATGTTCCCTTTAAGATTCTACCTTGAATTATTCTCAAATCACTGTCTTTAATTCTGTTTAGACCACTAAAATCATCGCCAATTATATCTGCCAACTCATCCCTTGTGATAGTAGTTGGATTGGGTATATCTATCTTGTCTGATTGGTCTGTTGGCATCATATCAGCCCCCAATCTTTCACTCAATTTTGGATGCTCAATTAACAGAGACTCTTTGATCGTGTCCGTTGAACTATCAAGAACGCCTCTAAGTTGATTAAAATTATCTATTAAATCTTCAGCTTTTAATCCTTGCTCAAGAGCCACAATCGCTGTTGAAAGGTTTTTAAATTCTTGCTCTGTTACCTGACCCAAAGTAGACCCCTCCATTTTCAAACCTTTAAGTTCTTGAAAACCAAGTTTTGCAGTAATCGAGTTAAGAATTGTTTTAAGTTTGTAAGCGTTAGAGCCTTTTATATTTGATTTGAGAACGCCTAAGTTGCCAACAACAGGGTCAGTAAGCGTTTGCTTGTTAATAATATTTTCAGCTTCAGCTATCTGGTTTAAAATGAGCTTAAACCTATCATCTATATTATTAAATTGAACAAATGCCTTTGCTGTTTTCTTTGTCCTATCTTCAAAGGCTTTCGTGCCAACTTTCGGTCTTATTTCCTTTGTGCCATCGGTATAGGTTACTTCCTCAAGTTCTGGCTTATTAAATACAGGAGTGACGAACTTAATTTGTTTGCCTGTTGGTGCAGCACCTTCATTTTCTTCTCCAGTAACTAAAGGCTGTTCTTGATTATTTTCAGGCTGTTCATCACCAAATTTCTTTTGAAAATACTTTTCAAGTAAATCAGGGCGTTGCGAAAGCAATAACATATCAGTTTGAGATAGACTATCGTCTCTACCACCAGCCAACATAAATGCTTTATATTCATCTGAGCCTCTTTCCAAACCAGAAGCGATTGCTCTTTGGTCTAAAGTTTGAAATGCCGTTGTTGAGGTTGACCCAGTTGTTGTTGAGCCTGTAACTGGCTGAATTTGACCAGTTCCTACATTTAATTGAAAAACGCCATCTCCTTTGATTCCAAACTTCTCTTTTTCAGCTTGTGTAAGTATTCTGAAATTAGTTGTAGGCGCAAATGCTTGTGATGTAAGAGCAGAAATAGCACCACTTGGATTTGCGTCTATTAAAGCTAATATTCTAGGATTGTTTGCGTATCTCTTCTTGAGAGCCTCAATACCTTCTCTCTGCTTCTGCTGTTGATTGATCTGCTGTAATCCACCAAATGCCCCAAGACCCGTCTGTACAGCTTGTCCTAGTGGTTGTCCTTCCAATAGACTAACGCCTGTTGAGAGTAAGCCTAATCGACCCGGCAAAGATAGATTAGCAAGTGTATTGTTTAAATTACCTAGTAAGCCAAGTTGTGTTTGTTCAGCCATTTATATAATTCCCAATAATCCAAGACCGCCACCAATAGCAGCCCCAATGCCTGTGCCTATTCCTGGAACAATAGACCCAAGACTTGCACCCGTTAATGCACCTCCAGCAGCACCACTTAAAGGAGACCGACCAGGGGCAGTTTGTGTTGTTGTGCCACCAACTTGTCCTCTTGCTCCTAATGCTGCTAGTAAATTATTTAATCTTTGTTGTTCTGCCGTATTACCAGCAGAAGTAACCATTGCTGTTCTATCAAGTAAGGCTTGGTCTAAGGCTCTTTCTTGTGCGCCTACACTTCCTAAGACATTTGCCAAACCTAATTCACTCTGAATAATAGAAGGTATTGAGCTAACCGCTGCTAGTTTTCTTGCTTGATCTTTTTCCAAAGCATTTGCTAATAAAGGCGCAGAGGCTTGTGTTACCCCTTCACCAATAGCTGTTCCGAAAGCGTCAGAACCTAATCTTCCACCCTTTGAGTATAGTGAAGATATATCGTTTATTGCTCTGTCTGTTTGAGCATCAATAGCGGTCTGTAATGGGTTACTGATAGTAAAGTCACCCTTAATAATGTCTGATATGGTTGTTGACGCTAAATTTGCTAATGGATTATTAGTCGCAATGTTTGTAAGAGCATCAAATGATTGTGTCTGCGTAGGTGTAAACCCAGCGACATTAGGCACAATATTAGCATTTGGCGTAAAGTTTTCTGCCTCTCTAAATGTCTGTTTAATCTGATCCTGAATAAATGGAGGAATATCTTGAGTGCTGACTGTAGTTTGTGCGCCACCTTTTCCCATTTTATAAGTCCTTATGATAAGTTATATGAGCCGGATACCATCCGAATTTGTTTATAAATCTATCCCACGCCTTACGACCAAACCCTTCCATGTGGATACATTTGTTGTGTTTAGCGTGTGTCTCAAGAGTTGATAGAACCAACTCAATCCAATCTTTCATGCGTCCACCACCCACAAAGTCTAACGCCATAGCGTAGCCCTTTGGATAGAAGACCATTCGTGTTGTAACAACGGCAATCACCTTATCCTCTTCCTCAACAGTCCATACAAGGTATGCCCCTTGTTTACTTGCTGTATACACATCCTCAATGTCTATCTTGCGAGGCGATAAGCATACAGCTTTGTTGAGTATAGGTTTGATGTATTGCCATTTCTCATCCAGATATTCCACTGGAACAGGCAAAAATTTCATCCCAAAACTACATACATAAAGTTTCTGTCCGTTTGTCCGTTGTTCGCGTGTGTTACAACGAAATTCTGTTTATTTCGTGCAGATATAAATATTGTGCCGTTGCCTACTTCTGCTGACGCATTGGCAGTCAATGGGCTATATAAAATTATGCTATCACTACTAGTCCTTAAATCTGTGACTGTAGTTGTTGTGGTACTTGCCGTTAACGTAAAAGACCCAGTAGAGTTTAGCTTGCCTTCGAGCAGTAAATTTACGGCACTGCTAACCTCTCTAGGCGTTCCCCCAGCTTGAGGTAGGCGCAGAAAGTTAAAATTAGCCATTAACGTCTTCCCAGACTGGCTGTCTCAACATCTACTCCCAACGCATAACGCCAAGTACCACCACTAGCATTTACTCGCACTCTATGATAGCGACCATTACTTCTGATGGGTACAAAGTTATCAGTGTTCAAATTGGCAGTCGCAGTGAACGAAACAGTATCTATCTGTCGAGAACGAGACCCCACTTGTACAGTGAGGGTAGGAGCTACATCTTTCGATGTAACATAGGGTGTAACACTCTTTACGAGTGACTTCTTTAGTTTTGCTGGCTCAAACTCTGCCGTTTCCAAAGTTGCAGCCAAAGCTTCTCCTGTAAAGGACGCTATCTTACTACTAGAGCTCGCAGCAAAGGCACTCTGACCGCCTCTAAAGAAACGTGAGTCCAAAGACGTACCCAGAGCATCAATACTACTTGATATCGTAGCCAATGCCTCAAGTGTAAAACTAGGCGATATAATTGTGCCTATAAACTCATGGTCTAACTCAGCCAATGACCATCGCCCAACAGCATAATTATACATTATTATCTTATTAGGTGCGCCTGTACTACTTTCATTCGATACATACGACCACGCTACAACTTGATTTTCAGGGTCTATGCTACAGCTTAATCTATCAAGTTCATGGGGTGACGCATCATTTAGAAAGAACTCGTCTACCTTTTCAGAACCAATAGGTATTGATCGCTCTCCATTAAACATAAAGAAGCCATCGGATGCCAAATAGAATATCTGTGTTGGCGCAAGGGCTGCTATTGAATTAGGTATATCGCACCCATGCCCTGTCTCCACCATATCAAAGGTAAAGATCAAGGGAGAGCCAACATATTGCATCCTTGCAATACCTCTCTCCAATAAGACAACGCCAAAGTCACCGCCCACTAAGCCAGTGATATTTCCGGCATCAGGTATATCTTGGATATCAGCCTGATTGCTTCCTATAGTCCAACTGTCAGCATCGTTTATCTGACTCCATCGTACTCTTGATGGGTGCGTGTTAGAGCTATAATTAACATGAGCCGTAACCACAAAGTCTCTAATAACGGCAAGAAACTTAGCGTTTGGTGAGCCGGATACATTAGCAAAGGCACTTGATGACCCAAGTGTGTATTTCTGCAAGGCATTACTTAAACCACTTGCTGCATAAACACTATTACCAAACTGCACAAACTTCCACTGGTCTTTGCTTGAAAGCGTATACGCACCACTCTTAACATCATCTAATGCTGCTGTTCCAGCGTTGAACTTCAATAGTTTTGTAGCGTTTCCGGCAAATAAATGCACTGTGCCAGCACTATCAACAGTCGCAAAGAACCCT